TAAAGCTCCTTTACAATCGTTACACTTTTAACTTTATAGCCCATGTTACCAAACCTCCGTTGCCAGCCTTTTCTGCCGGGTATTTCTACAAACTTAGCGCCTTGCTTCCTGTAGTAGTCTTCCAAGGCTGGCATCATTGTTTCAAAGTGAAACTTGCCGCCTGTTGATTCTGAGATAATTCCTGTCTGTTCTGGATAAGCTGCCACACCTATTAGCAAACAACCTACTATGCTTTGTCCTTCTACAGATACCCACATATCGCTGAAACCTGTTAAGAATTTATTAAACAAAAACTCTGGTTTAATATATTCTTCATTGTTCCCCCGTATCAAAGACTGCCTGACAAACTCTACGCAATCTGCAATCTTGTGATGAACATCAGGGTGATTTCTGTTTAATCTTTTATAGCTTAACCCAAGCGCCGTTGGAGTCGTAAAAGTATATTCCTTCTCCGCTTCCCGGATTCCAGCCAGTTCCATCTGCATACCGTATGTTTCCTTGTTGTGGCTTTTCAGGTACCACTGTTGTTACATCTAAGTGACCATCGCGCACCAAGTCTAGCACGGGCTGTATTTCCAACAGCATACTATCTATGAACCTAGGGATGTCCTCTATGTTCGTAGGACACAACGTAGGATCAAAGCGAAGGAACTCTCTGCTCATCGATCAGATACCACTTCTGATTCAACGGTGTATCCAGACAACCTGAACTGGGTAACAGCTTCGCTTTCTATCTTGATGGCCATAAACCTACCACGCACTCTGCAATCTACCTTGCTGTCTACGCCTATGTTAAACGGGACAGAGGGGCTGTAGGTTACTCCGGCATAGGGCTGTAGCTCAGCGCCTATGCTAATGTTGACAACGCCAGTACCCTCTATGCGGGGGAATACTCTGCTTATTGCCTTAACCGCATCTGTGCGACCAGCGTGTAACCCCCTGCGCTCAAGGGTGGTCAGGAAGTTTGTACCGTCAAAGGTAGTTCCAGAGTCTGCCAAGTAGAACTTAGTATCAGACGTACCGCACATGAGAAGAGAATCGATAGCAGGGTTGTACTCCTGTTGCGACCAAGCTAACGTGGTGGCCTCCCAGACACCAGAGCTAGCTCCCCAAGTATCTGTCTGGTCAGGGTTTACCAAACCTTTGGTAGCAAAGTTTAAGTTAGGCAGATCACGGGTAGTCCACGTATTATCTCTGTAGTTCCAGATCAGGGCTGTATTAGCAAAACCATTAGCAGAGCCGGTCCTAGGGTAGCAAATCCAAACTTCATTCTTGATCTTGTTATGGGCCAAGAATGTTTTATAGAAGTACGTAGAATCGATCTCACTGAACAGGAACGTTTTCATATTGTCGTCTATGACGCTCTTCAATGAGTTACCATTGTGGATCAGAACGTCATTGGTAGCCATCATGACATGACGACCATCGCCTAGGTCAATTACAGCGTCCCTACTAAATAGCCCTGTGTCTTTGAACTTTTCACGGACGTTAAAGGTAAAGGAACCACCAACATAGTTCAAGGCGTAGACACTATCTTCTTTATAGACGATAAGCTCGTTGCCTAGCTGCAAGGCATTTAGCACATGGCCCTTGGTGCCTGTCAGCGAAGTCTCTGCTGATTCACTGGCTGTACTCGCAGTGTTCCAAGTGTCTGCACCATTGGTACTGGCACCGGCAGGAATAGCATCGCTCCATCGGATGGTAAATGGTTTAGCCGTTCCGTTGTCTGTAAGATTCAACGCTACCAAATGGTTTCTAAATGGTACAATAGTTTTGCAGCGTAGTGTAGAAGGCCAATCAGACAAGTCAGTAAACAGAGAACCAGTTTGTACAAAGCTCTGGGGAACGTCTAGGCCATTGGTACAGACAAGCACCCCACCTAAGACACCTCCCTGCCAATTGTTAGTAGTACCTGCCAGAGTGGTATACGCACCGGACGATCTGGTAACAGTGCTATGAGTGGTTCCAGAAATCTTAAAAAGACCTGTTAAACCCCCGTATATCCACAAGTCTGTAGAACCCTGTAGCCAGCTAATTGCCCAGTAGGGAGCAGCACTGGGGGTTCCCAGCACTTGAGAATGGCCCAAGATTTTACCAGCTTTGCCATCTAGGAAACGAACGTTAACACCGTCGTTGAAAAACGTAGGGGGCATATCGTAAGGAGACAAGTCTTTATTAACAGAAAAACGGCTTTGTCCAGAGCCTACCACATCAAAAAGCTGTTTAGCCATTGCCAGTACTCGTTTCTTCTGTCCACGAAGTAGAGTCAAACTCTTGCAGAGCTATTAAATCTGGAACATCTTCTGTATAAAGATTTCCTCCACTTTCCTGTACAAGACAGAAATTATCAATGACCCAGTTAGTAGTCAATATGCACCTCTACGGATCATAGCACCGGGATCGCCCTGTATGCTAGTTGTCATAACCGTACCACTGTAACGCGCTGCCTCTTCTGCACGTTGCACATCGTCTAATGCTTTCTGGAACACAGAGCCAAACCTGTTTGTCTGCTCTGTGTCGTTAAGATAGATTGCACCCTCTAGGCAAGCACCAAACAGGTACAAACTTGGGTACTGTGTTAGTACATCATTGGTAGTCACGCTGTCGCTAAGAGAGCGCAATTGTGAATAGTAGTTTATACTAATGCTGTACGCAGCGTCAGGTGACGGAACAAGTTTAAGATCGTTACCTAAATTTGTATATGCCCTAGGTTGGCCACTTACTACCGTACCGTACTCTCTGCTGACAGATTCAGGGGACAGGTAACGTAATGCATGGCTCTGAGAGTTGTTATCGTAGGTAATGTTACGAAGCTCTATAAGGTCACTGGGAAAATCGTAAAAAGCTTGCCCTGCTGTAGTAGTAGTGATAGCCCGTACCATGTTAGCACGTACTCTTAGTTCTCTATTCAGCCTATTCTCTGTTAGAGTGATAAACGTAGGGATCAATGTTGTAAGATCATCCCTGTTGAGATAATTTGCTACAGTGCTTAGTAGCTCTGAGTACGTGGATAGAGCCATTACAGATGGCTTTCATGTGTGCGGAGAAAACGATTTTCAGGATCATTTAGAAGCTGCTTGATCTTGGGCCAATCGTTTTTATTCATTATGTCAACGCCAAGCTCACGTTTCCATTTTTCAATAACAACCAACGGAATGCTTGCAACTTTACGCATACCGTTGTTTGACTGTGTTCCGTACATAGAGTCGTTGTTAAGTTCTTTCTTGTTAAGCTCTAGCAACGGTGCTACGTCCTGCACATTTTCAAGGACAACATTGTCCGTGCTGTGGTCGTAGTTGAATTTGGTTTTAACTGGATCGTTCATCTTTTGCCTCTTAGTTAGAACGGGGGAGAACAGGATGCTCTCCCCCTTTAGTCCTAGCCTTACGACAGATCGTAGACTGCGCCGAGAGCTTTCTCGTTCTTGACAACGAGAGTATGCTCAGCAATGATTGCCCGCTGCTCGCCATCAGACGTGCTAGCAACTTCCCGCTGGAAGAACGGACGAAGATATGCAATTGCATAGTACTCAGGGTCAAGCAGCCAAACATCACGGCTACGCTGGAAGCGGTTAGGAACCACTGCCATTTCACCGAAGTCACTGACGTACACGTCCATGCCACCAATGATCCGCTGATCACCGGCTTCAATACGGTTGGACGCACCGCCCGTAGCACCGACACCAACAAAGCTGGAGAACGTCTGCTTCTGCGAGGGAGCCATCATCAGATACTTGATGTCGGCACCTTCATCAAAGGCGCTAAGGATAGACGCCTTCAACAGAGCTTCAGTAAAGGTACGAGCCGTACCGTCAGTACGGGCAGTACCGTTACCAGCGCCCGAACCACCTGATCCAGCACTGACGTTGGTAGCTACCCAAGAGGTAAGCGACCCAAGTTTGCGAACAGTGCTGTCCGCAGACATCGTTGTCTTAGTCTGGTTTACGCCGACATACGCACGTTCCATATCACGCTTCAGTTCTTTAGCGCGCTTGGACATCTGGTACGCAAGCTCTTCTTTACGACCAGCTTTGGATACAGCGTCCAGAGTGCCAGAAACGAGCGTCGTTTTCAGGCTGATCTGGCAGATGTTACCAAGGCGAGACGTGGCGGTCGGCTCAGCAGCAGTGAGCGTTACGCCTTCTTCATGGTGGTTATTAGCAGCGTCCGCAAGCGAATCTGTCTGCCATTCGTGATTAACCGCAACCGCATCTTCACGACCACCCATTGACATAAATGGGGTATCCGTCGGGGAGATGTCGTAGATTACATTCTCAAGGTCTTCACGAAGACCCTTAGCTGAGAACGTAACAAACACACCAGTAGGCTGTGCCATAGTTTAGTTCCTTTCAAGGTTAAGAGATAAAGTCCAACAAAACATTTGCAGCATCACGCTGATTACCTGTTTTTGCAAGTCTCTCTCGCTTAGCCTGAACTTCCCTACGTGAGCGTTGAGCTTTTGTTCTAGGAGTTCCGGCTTTCACAACCTTTGGAGCGGTCTTTTTAGATTTCTTAGCTGGCCCCGTAGAAGCCTTGTCCTGCATCATAGCTTTGTGCAGCACTAGGATAACACGGTGGTCAGCTATTCCATCAACTTCCTGCGGAGAAAAACCTAACCCAAGGGCGTAGTTACGCACATCGTCCTTAAAGTTAGAGTCTGGATCAGAATACTGGGGCAATGCTTGTGCAAGAAGTTCAGCTTCTTTCTGAATCTTCTCTTGCAAGACCTGTCCCATTTCTGATTCAGTTTGCTGCTGAACTCGTACTCGCTCGTTCTGCAACTCAGAAATCTTCTCCTTTGTTTCTTGGTACTCCAGACGCTTCTCCATGTACTCCATGGGATCAGTGTCTTTAAGCTCAGCCCAGTTTACGTTCTCAAAGCGTTGAAGCTCTAAGTTCTGGTTCTGTGCCATGTTACCAAGAACTTGAGCATATTGCTCACGCTCCTGTTGAACGGCTTGGAGATTAGCTTCATAAGCCTTTCTCTGTTCCGCTAGAGACTGCGATTTACGGGTATAATCCGCTTGCCGCTGATAGCCGTTCCGTAACTCATCAAGATTAACCTCAACTTCTTCACCATCAACTTTAACGGTGTAGCTTGGAGCGGTTTCTATCTCAGCTACTTCTTCGTCTACCTCATAGTCAACTTCCTCATACTCTGTTTCATCTTCCGTCGCTTCATATTCCTCTTCAGCGGCTTCTGTTTCATACTCTTCAGACTCTGAGGGGGTTTCGATAGTTTGTTCTGGATTGGTGTCTTCATCACTTCCAAACATGACATCGAACATGTTAAGCTTTGGCTCGGTGACTTCCCCTTCGGGATTGGTCTGTGCCTCACTCATTTGTCGTTACCTTTCTGTGTTTTCTATTTTATAATCGTCCATAACAGCTTTGAGATCATCTATTACAGAACCCAGAGCTTGTAGTTTCATCCAGCAGTTTTCTCGCTCTTGTGTAGATTGAGACATTCTCCACTGGATTACCAAGTCATTGGTGAGCCTTTCTATGGTAATTTTGAAAGCTTCGTTGTCTAGTATTAGACCTGCTTGGTATGCCTGTTCAGTAGGGTTCATTTGTGCTTCTGCATAGACCCTTCAGTACCGGCGTACTTAGAGTTGCCATAGATGTCTCCACCCATGCGATTACCACCGGCTTTAGGCGGCGCAGTGTTACCACCCTTAGAGGGGACAGGGCGGTTACCGACTTTGCCCATCATTGGGCTAGCATATTCTTTCATAATTTTTCCTTTGTTACCATTTTTTGCAAGACCAATATCTTGCACTAAGTTTAGAAGGGGGGCTAGTGTCGCACTTGTGTCTGGCCCTGAAACTTTTTCTACGCTTGGGCTGATCTTTTTTAATGCTCATATTAGGATCACCAAAACGAACCAGTTTCACAGTGTCTCCTTTTTTTGCCAAGACTGCAAACTTCTTGTTCTTACCGGGAGTTCTCTTAGGTTTGTTGTACCCGGAGAACTTTTCTCCTCTGTATGTAATCATGTCTTAATTAGGAAATTGATGGGCTGGAGTTTAATTACATCTGTGCCTGTTGCGGCAGCGGCAGTACCAGATGCTCCTAGGACAAAACTAGTCCCTACACCTACAGGAGAGAATGTTCTGTAGTCAGGGACCAAGAAGTTTGAACCACTTGTGCCAAAAGTGCTACCTATGATGTTATACAGTGCGGAGTAGGTAGAAGTAGAAAATGCAGAACCATCGCACAGTAGGAAATCGTTAATGCCACTTATGGTCTGAGTTGTAGGTATACTATTACTAGCATACATTACTATAGAACCTACAGGAAAGCCTAGCTTATTAAGCTGATCAGACGTTTGACTAACGGCTGTTGTCCCAAGATTAGGAAACTGCGTCTTAAGAACAGACTTTACTAATCTAAGGTGATCATCGCCCTCAGACAGAGGATCACTGGCACTTGGGTTTGAAGAGTTAAGCTGGCTAATATAGCTAGCAGATTCTACAGTCATGTCTTACTCCGTTATGCTTATTTTAGCATTAGTATGTTTATTTGTCAAGAAAATTTAGTAGTTACAGTTCTGATACTTATTATCCAACTGTTCCTGCAATTGTGCCAGAGTTATTTACCGTAACTGTGTTGCTATTTTTCCTAAGCGCAAATCCAGCAGAACCCCCAGCACCGCCAGCACCGGGAGACTGGACAGTACAATTTACATTTCCTCCGCCAAAAGTACCAGTACCGCCCGTCGATCCCGCTTGGCCAAATCCGCCTGATGCGCCCGTTGACCCAAAGTTACCGTACTCAGTGAGACCAAAACATTGCTGGGTATCTGCGTCATAGTCGCTTAATCGCGCTCCCCGTTGGCCTCCACCGCCTCCACCGCCTCCGCCGGATCGTAAATTTCCGCCGGATAATACGTTTACTATATATGTGCCGCTGCCTCCGGCCAGAGTTTCCCAATACAGAGCATCACCACCGACAGAACCTACTTGTGCAACCAATCCACCATCTGCTCCTGTGTAACCATCAACGGAGCCTGAGATATTAACAGTAAGATTGCTATCAGCATTCAGCGCACCAGTTCGCAGGGCGTGTGTGCTGCTGCCACTGATCGTTACGCCGCTGGCAATATTAACGATAATTGCTCTATCGTCTGTTGCAGCATTGTACCCAGCAGCGGTTGCCAACGTCAGGATGTTTTGCTCTGCGGCGTTGCTTGTGATATCTAATACAAGTGTTGTAGAAAAAGAAAGACCACCTTGAACAATTGGTATTAACATTACTGTAGCTCTTTAATGCTAAGCAAGCTAAAACCGTTGATGCGGGTAATGTACACCATGAAGTCGTCTGCATTCGTTGTAGTAAACGATCCTTCTACTAATGTATATCCGCTGGTTGTAATTGCACCAGCCGACGCATTGTTTGTGATTTGGATAATCATTGCACAGTCAGTTGCTGGGGGTGCCAATGTAAAAGCACCCCCGTTAACTGCTCTCTGTATGTTACCGCTAGCGGGTGCTGGAGTAAACGTTCCAGAACTCTGAGTACCAGCGTTGAACGTAGTTACATCGTAGCCAACCGTTAATGTATCGGTTTGATCTGATTTAAGAATATCCGCATCAGCCGCCTCGACGCCTGAAGCCATGTCGAAAACAACCTTTGTTAAGGCCATCAGACAGCCTCACCCGCTGAGATAGCATCATTAAAAGGTGTCATGTCTTCATCGGTCCAGTAGTCTTTTTCGACCATGATCTTAAGATGATCAACATTACGCTGGATCACTGTTTCGTCGTTAGCATATGCAGTAGGGTCAGCGATGACTGCGTTAATTAGGTTAACTGAATCCATTGCTGCGCTGTAGTGCTGTGCAATTTCTTCAGCGGTAATTTCGTTATCCATTTTCTATTTCCTTTTTAAGTGTTGCGACTTCAGCCGACAATTCCTGTACGGCTTTGACCAAAACAGGGACCAGTTTTCCGTAACTGGCTTCTAGTTTTTCCGGGTTGTTTTTAAGTACGAGATTTAGATAGTCCTCCGCATCAGCATCGATCTGTGCCTCATCCAATTCCTGTGCGATAAATCCAGCTTCCTGCTGACCAATCTTTGCACCGTCACGCATGTTCCAAGTAAACTTGACGGGCTTCAGTGTGTTAATAAAGTCAATGCCAAGCGGCAGGTCTTCGATGTCTTTCTTATCACGCCTGTCCGATAGACTGGATATGGTTTGCACTTGGCAACGAAGCGATGAAATGGAAGAATTGCCAAGTGTAATTTCATTCGATACTGTATCGGAACTTTCCACTGCAAGATATCCAAGGAGTGTATTGTTACCACCAGTAGTCGGCCCAGCAGTTTGATTACCAATCATTGTGTTGTTAGTACCGGTCGTTACTTGAGTACCAGCATTGCTGCCTATTGCAGTATTGCCGCTGCCATTAAAAGTGGTACTACTCAAAGTTCCGTAGCCTAATGCAACTGTGTTAGTTACAGAGCCACCCATAAACCGTGCTGCTTGAAAGCCAAGTGCTACATTATTACTACCAGTTAAAGAACCTGCGGATGGTGAACTTGAACTAGCAGCCTGATGGCCTATAAATATATTGCCCCCACCAGTGGTAATACATTTACCAGCATCTCCGCCTAAAAGTATATTCTTAACACCTGTTGTCAGTTTTTCTCCAACTTGAAAACCTACAGCAATATTGTCTGAGCCGGTTGTACAAGTACCAAGAGCCTGATACCCAATAGGATGATTAGTTGCCCCTGTAGTAATCTTATGACCGGCTTGATAACCAATAGCGACAGTTCCATAAGCAGAGGTTACATCGTTGCCAGCTTCAAAACCTACGGCTGTATTATTGTTAAATGCTCCACCATTATCATTAATAAGCGCACCTGACCCTAGACCAACTGTTTGTCCAGAGTTAGTCGTGAAGCCATCACTAAGCCCATTTATGTCGGATGCACCA